AGAAATGGGTGGGGTGGTCTCCCATCCTTGCTCATCATAATACTTCTTACCTTCAGTAACTTGTGCCTCAACATAAGCAGCATCAAACTTATCTTCTGGATTAGTATAACTATGTTTCTTAGTCATTCTTGAAACTGATCTAAAGTCCAATGAGGGTGTCTCCTCTGCCAATCAGGTACACTATGATACTCTTTTAATGCTTCTAGCATAATCTCCTTTAACTCTGCTCTCTCTTTAGTATCAAAGATAGGTAGTTCTTTAAACTCAGCTTTTGGAAGAATAGGATCTCCATTTTCATCGTGAGGATATACATTATCCGTACATCCTTCAACTGCATCACCACTCATTCCTTGAGTGTCAATCTTTTCAGTCATAATTAATACTCCCTCTTCTCTGTCATATAATAATCTCCTAATGCTCCACTCATTAGAGTCTCGCTAATATCACCATGTGGTGTATTAATGGTAGGTTCTACATGACTATTCTTCTTACCAAATGGCAATGGTTCTACATGAGGATTGGGCATTGATTGAACCATATCAATCACCTGATCTCTTATTGCTATCAATTCATCCTTACATTCCTGATTGTAAGCACAACTTCTCAGTTGATGGTCAGGTTTATACAATGACTCTAATAATAAAGTTTTGGCACGATTCCACGTTTCAAGTGGTGTTTGATCTTCACTCATAAAAACTTCTCCAATGAACCTTTCTTTTTGAGTTTCTTCTCAATAGAAATTTGTTTCTTTATGTATGACATTGCATCCTTGTAATTCCTTGCTGTGTGCATATGTTCTCCATTGTGAATAATACACAACTTAGTTTCACTTCCTATAATTGGAATTGCTGCCCATGTGCCATCCTTATTCACATATCCTTCGGGTTGTCCACCGTTAGGAGATAGTTTCTTTGGATTAGGGCAATGATAAAATTTGCGATAATCTGAAGGTGTTCTACTACCCATGATCCCCCTGAAGTTTCATTTCAAATGTAATAACAATAGAATCTGATTTATACTCATATTCTTTTACTTTTGATGGACAACTCTGTAACCATAAGTTAAACTCTTCGTAAGAAGTTAGAGGTTCATTACTCATAGATTATGCCCTGCTGATCTTCCTAATGAATTAGATCCACCTTTCCACTCCTTTTTCTCATAGTCAAAATCAGGATGTGGTGGAGTAGATACAACAGGATCTTTAGATTTGTTCTTAATAACTATGAACTTATCTGCTGCGAATGTGCCAGCAAGTTGAACCTCAATCTCATCTCCATTTTGCCAATTAAGATCACCATTCTTTTTGGTGTGTCGCATTGCAACTTGGATTTCATCAATAACTTTCTGTGTTAATATCATGTGTATAGTTCCTCCAAAGAAAATAAGCTAATAAGTTCACATTTAGCAGCAAGTACGTTAGTGTCTGCCTCACCATCTACCTGACGATCTACTATGGTAATAATACGATCCACCACATAACCAGCTTCACGCAACTTCTCTACTGCTTTAACAGCAGAAGCACCCGTAGTAGTAACATCTTCAAGTACAACTACTTTAGATCCTTTTGGTGGCAGTTTGCCCTCAATCCAAGCATTAGCACCATACCCCTTCTGTTCTTTACGAACTATCAAGGCATCAAGATTAAGTTTTCCTGTAGAAGCATTAAATCCAACTGCAGCAACACCACAAACTAATGGATCAGCACCTAGTGTAAGTCCACCAACTGCCACAACATCAGTGTCAATATGTTCAAAGATCATACATGATACCCATGTTAGACCTTTACCATTTAATGTTACAGGTTTACAGTTTACATAATGCTCACTCTTACGTCCAGATGAAAGTGTAAATTCACCCTTCTTGTAAGCATCTCTCTTAAGAAGTTCTAATACCTTTGGTTTGTAATCAAAGAGATCTCCAACATATTCTAATACCATTTAAAATACCGCAGTTACAGAAACAACCCTAGCATTAGGGTTTCTTGCAAGAGCAACTTGTCTTGCCTCTTGATAATCGACTGCTACTACCTCTTCATTAAAGACAGTACCAGCAACATAGAGTTGAACTTTACAACGCATTGGGGGTTCCTCTGAATGAACTTATTATACCTGATTTATAGCATCAAGTAAAGGTGATTGTGTCACTTCCGCAACTGGTTGATATTCTTCTACTCTCTTCTGAATTAGATTACCATAATCCTCATGTAATTCACATCCAATGTAGTCTCTACCTAGTGATTTTGCCACCATAGCAGTCGTTCCACTTCCCATGAATGGATCTAATATAATGTCACCTTTTTCGCTCCCTGCTTTGATACAAGGTTCAATTAGATCGGGTGGATATACAGCAAAGTGAGCTCCCCTGTAAGGTTTATTAGTTACACTCCAAACTGATCTCTTATTCTTTTTAGGATAACTCTTACTCAATCCTGAGTGTGGTTGCAATCCAGTTCCTTCATTATGATACTTACCTTTAGTTCTATCTCTGGTTCCCCAATCCTTTGCTGGTTCCTTAATCGCTTCATTATCATAAAAATACTTCTTGTTCTTACTAAACAAAAAGATATACTCATGCGACTTAGTGCATCTATCTCTTACACTCTCAGGCATTGGATTAGGTTTATGCCATATAATATCCTGTCTCAAATACCATCCATCTGCTCGCATTGCGAAGGCGAACATCCAAGGGATTCCAATGAGGTCTTTTTCTTTGAGTCCTTCGAGTCTATTTCCTCTACGAGGACACACATCTGGTAAGTCTTGTTTAGTATTTGAGACTGTTTGTTTAACCAATCCTTGTCCTCTACCTGGCCTGTAATTATAGTAACTATCCCCAACATTAACCCAACAAGTTCCATCATCTGTAAGCACATTTCTCACCTCTCTGAATACTTTGACTAACTCATCAATAAACTCTTCTGGAGTCTGCTCTTGCCCTATCTGCGAATCTTCTCCACCATAATCTCTCAATCCATAGTAAGGTGGGGATGTAACACACATCCTCGCCTTCTCATCAAACTGTTTGAGGGTGTCTCTACAGTCACCAAATAGAATTGTGTCTCTCATTGAATCCAAGAAGGTTTGCGTTCAGGTTTGCGTAGGTAGTTATCCTTTACCCAAGGTTTAGTGTTGATATACTTTTGATAGGCAGTAAAGGTATCAATAGTTCTATCAGTTTTGATCTCATCAGGCATTGCCCTTGTGAATGATTCTACCATACAATGACAAGTAATGACCTCACCAGCACATCTATGAAATGTTTTCTTTGCCTCAAATAAGGCATCAGCACATCCATGTACTTTACCATAACGATAGGAATACTCATCAGATAATGCACATCCATGTTGAATCAACCATGCCGTATTGTATATACTATCTGCTGCCCATTGAGTACATGGATGATTACGGAAAGCACCCTTCTCTGTAGCATAGGCAGTACCATCTTTCTTGTGTATCTTACCCCAATCATAATACCACTTAGAGTATATGATAGAGAGCATCTGACAAGTCTCTAATGGCATCTTGACCACATGTTTGTCAGGTAACTCAGTAGCAGACTTATGTGGATCAGGATTAGTTACAAAGATGTTCATCGTGTGATAACAGAAATAGCAGGTTCACCCCTCTTGAATACAGTATCAACAACTGCCTCAACCTTACGAGCAGTAGAGATCCCAACATTATTATACACAGGAACACAGACTTTGCCATGTGTTTTATACTCATTTCCCAAACGAATTACTCTACCAATCGTTTGAGAGATAGTAATGTAATCCATATTACGCATAAACAACGCTGCCTCTAATCCCTTTACATTAATACCTTCTGCCAATATACTGTGATGCAGAACTACAAACTTCTTATTATCATCCTTGCCCCAAGCATTAAGAGTCTCAAAGAACTCATCTCTACCTACCTTATGACCATTGACAATAGCACCTGTCTTTGATGTGATAGTCATCCAAGAATAACCACGCATCTTTAACTCATAACAGAAGTCAGATTCAGATAAAAGACCAGTGATTTGCTTGGTAGACTTAGCACAGATAAGAACCTTATCCACTTCTAATCTATCAATAGCACCGATCATATGCTCTGACTCTACCTCAGAATAGATCTCATCCTTTCTAAGTAAACGACTCTTATACACCTCAACTTTAGGTGGTAGAATATAACCTTCATCAACTAACTTAGGTGCTGGTACATTAATCAAAACATCACCATACACCTCTCTATCATTCATTCCAGCTTTTTGGATAGTAAGACTATGCTTAGGAGTAGCAGTAAAGAAAAAGCACCTACTAGCACCTCCAGTTCCATAAAATTTAGTAGCAGGGAAGAAGTTCCTATTAACACTATTGTGTGCCTCATCAAAGTAAATTGTATCTACAGGAATACCTGATTGTTGTACTCTGTGTAATGAATGATATGTAGTAAAGATTAAACTTCTCTTACCAAATAGTCTGTTAAGAAAAACCCAATCAGCAACATCATCTGACTTAGTTGAAGAGTAATGGGGTGTCTCACCACTGTGTACGTGCATCACAGATACATTATCAATCTGTTCTAGGAACTCAGATGATAGTTGCTCTGCTAATAGTATGCGTGGTGCGACTACAACAGTAGTACCACCTGATCTTTCAGTATCGTCAATCATACACATGGTTTTACCACCACCTGTAGGTACGATGATTTGCCCCTTATTATGGTTTGCCATAGCATCCAGAGCATCAAGTTGGTGTGGACGTAATGGCATCAATGTTTCTCAGTTGAATATATTATAGCATTAAAAAACCCCCTTGAGGGGGTCTTGTGCCAGTTCTGCCACTGGTTCTTTAAGAAATTATAGAGCTTCTCGTACAATCCATACAAAGGTATGTATATTATTTGAGAATTACATCAGTTTATTATAATCGTCTTCTCATCTGTATTGACACCATTATTTGTATTATTTGCCACGAACTTATATTCCATACCTTTAGTAACTCCTCCTGTTACTACAGTTCCATCATTGTTACATTGTGGTTTCATTGTTGCTGTACCAGAGGAAGCATCAGGAACACTATCATTAAAGACATTATCTGAGAGAAATTCTGATTTAGTTCCAGTTGAAGTTAGAGCCATAGAAGTTCCCTGCATATAATCTGGTGGTACACCATGAGATACATTAGTAACACTCCATTGTACTTCGGGTAATCCAAAAGTACCATACTTATCTAATATATCAGTAGATCTAGCAATTACACTACCACTAGGATTAAAGACCTCGAAGGCAACTCCATTTGGGTTGGTTGCCCAAGCATCATTATCAGCAGGATCAGATGGGTTATTAATAGGTTGATTAACTAATCTAATTAACAAATATATTTTTCCTACATTAGTTAAATTTAATTGCCAGTAGGTACAACCCTGATTTGGTTGTCCAGAAGCATTTAACTGTCTCGACCAACCATTAAACCAATTTGTCTGACCATTTCCACCTTCACTTGAGTATGGCCAAATACGACCTAGTTCAGTAAATCCTGTAGGTGCTTCTCCTATACCAAAATTAGCACCATGACTATCGAATGGTGTAGTTTCCATAAAACCTAATGCATTGCTAGGTGTTATATCTGGAGTTACTCCCCAATAAAACTTGGCATTGTTATCTGATCTAACTTTTATTGTATAGACTCCTGTTGCTCCTTGATCAACATTAAATTCCCATATACCGTCTTGGACATAATCATCACTTCCAAATGAAGCACTTGTTTGTGTATCAATATTACTTGTAGTGACTGCTAGATCTCTCATATATTGATGCCAAAGATTATTAATGGCAGGGAAATCAGTAGCATTATTATGACCTCTATTTGTATCCCAAGATCTTTCCCAAAGTTGAATATTTGAAGTTCCACCAGCTTCAGGTAACAATATAAATCTTCTATTAATATCAGGATTTGTTGTATCCCACAGATCTATTTGCTGGTCATTATTAACTATTACGGCAGGATTTCTACGATTATGATTTGGTTCCGTTGGATCAGATCCAAATCCACTCCTATCATCTGGAACATAAGTGTCATTGTTTATATCATAACCAAAAGGAGCCGTAGCAGTATTATAAGGATTTAAACCAATCCATTTCAGAGGATAACTTCCTGGTGCAAGATCTAATTCATGATCAGTTGTACTAGGATGATTATAACTACATCTTAATATCTCTTGTGATGTATTATCTTTATCATAGATAACCAAATCTCGTAATGCATAATCACGCATTGCTTTGTCATTACATATATCTCGAAGAATGAAAGCAACATTACCACCAGATTTTGTATCATCTTCAGGATCATTTGGATGTCTAGATGTTACATGTAAGAAGTTTGCTGGTCTATTAAATCTAACGTGCTTATTCTTTCCATTAAGCATACCTACAGTAATAACTGGGGGACCTGGTTGAGTTATTATAGGAGCAGGAGTACCATCACATAAGTTTCCAACAGTACCCATTATATTTGTACCACCAGTAGATCCAGTAACAGTATAATTCTTTCCACAAATAGCAGCACCACCTCTTCCACCATCACCAGGAATTCCTGTTGTAGAAGATCCAGGTTGACCATAAGCACCACCATTACCACCAGCACCACCACCAGTTGCTACTTGACCACCTTCTAAACTACCAGAACTACATGATGCCTGAACTGGATTAGTTCCTTGGAAACCATTTTGTCTAGGTTGACCACTTCCTTCACCATTTCCACCAGCACCACCAATACCTGGTTGTGGAGTTGTACTAGATCCATAATTATTAGTCCAATATGTAGTAGATTCGCACCAAGTAGCACAAATACTACCATCAAAAGTTCCATCACCATCACAATCTATCTGCCAAAAACAAACAGTTCCAACGGTACTATCACCAGCACTACAACCAGCACCACCTCCACTACATGTATCATAAAAACCTCCAATGTATATGCTAGTAGATGATCCAGATGAAGTACATTGTCCTGCAGAACCAGGAAATCCCATAGCACCTTGCTCACCACTACCACCGCCACCAAATATTTGACCAGTATTGTTTATTATAGTAGGAACTTCAGAACCCTCATGGAATACTTGTAATGCTGTACCCCCATCTTTACCTGGATCACTATTAGTTTGCCATGAAGTATAATTTCCACCTTTACCACCAGCACCAATAATAGATCCACTATTATTAAGTCTTATATTAATTCCTTTCATTGGATTGGGTAGAACCAATCTACAAGCAGGTTCTTTCTCGTTTCCTATACCACCTCCACCAGGTTCACCATTATTTCCAGAATCAGTAGAACTAGCACTACCAGTAATGTTTATTATTTTTTGAATATTTCTAGTGTAATTTCCATTAACTGATCCAGCAGCATCAGCAACACCTTGACCATCCCAATCAAGACCTTTATTACCACTAGAAGTATATAAACCAAGATCAAGATTAGAATCT